TTATGATGCGGAGAGCATAGTATGGCCACAGAGATGCCGATTCCTCAGGATTACAACCGCTTTGTCAACCCATTGCAAGACATGCCCGAAGCCGATGAGTCGGTTTTTGAGCTTTTCGACGAAGACGAATCCGAAGTTGAAGAACTGCCTGACGGATCTGCCATTGTTAGATCTAAAGATCTGAATGGCCCAGAAGAAAACCCAGATTTCTATGAAAATCTTGCTGAGAAGTTTGACTCACTAGATCTAGGAAGTTTAGCACTTAAGTATTTAGATCTGATCGGGAAAGATAAGCAAGCTCGTGAGGATCGCGACAAGCAGTACGAGGACGGTCTTCGTCGCACAGGATTAGGCAATGATGCACCAGGAGGTGCACAGTTTATGGGTGCATCTAAGGTTGTGCATCCTGTGATGGCCGAGGCTTGTGTGGACTTTGCAGCTCGTGCGATTAAAGAGTTGTTTCCGCCTGATGGTCCGGTTAAGACCAAGATTATGGGTGAAGTTACTGAAGAGAAGACGAATCGTGCAAACCGTAAGCGCGATTACATGAACTGGCAGCTGACTGAGCAGATTGAAGAGTATAGAGATGAGCAAGAACAGATGCTGACACAATTGCCACTTGGCGGTAGTCAGTATTTGAAGATGTGGTGGGACGAACAGCAAAAGCGGCCACGCACTGAGTTTATACCTATTGACAATATTTATTTGCCGTTTGCAGCAGGCAACTTCTACACAGCAAGCCGTATCACAGAAGTGCAGGATATTACGCAAGAAGAGTATGAGCTTCGTGTTGCTACAGGTTTGTATACTGACACAGGAATTTTTAGAGCCCCGATGGAGCCGACACAGACTAAGTCTGAGAAAGCAAATGACAAGATCGAGGGCAAGAAGCGTGAGCATGACAATGTAGACGGTGTTCGACGTGTGTATCACATCATGTGCTGGTTGGAGCAATCAGATGATAGCTTCACAAAAGGCGATCGTGCCCCGTATATTTTGATGATCGATGAAAATGAGCGTGAGGTCGTCGGTTTGTACCGCAACTGGGAAGATGGTGACGAAACATTCACCAAACTGGACCACATTATTGAGTTCAAGTTTATTCCTTGGAGGGGTGCTTATGCAATTGGCTTGCCTCATCTTATCGGTGGTTTGTCTGCCGCTCTTACTGGCGCTCTTAGAGCTTTGCTGGATAGTGCTCATATCAACAATGCACCGACTATGCTTAAGCTTAAAGGAGCTAAGATTAGTGGTCAAAGCACTCAGATCGAACCGACGCAGGTTGCCGAGATCGAAGGAGCTCCCGGTGTTGATGACATCCGTAAAATTGCAATGCCTGTGCCGTTTAACCAACCAAGCCCGATTCTGTTTCAGTTGCTTGGGTGGTTAACCGATGCAGCAAAAGGTGTTGTTACAACCAGCGAAGAAAAGATTGCCGACATCACATCAAATGCACCTGTTGGCACAACACAAGCATTGATCGAGCAGGGTGCAGCAGTTTTTAGTTCAATTCATGCAAGGTTGCATGATTCACAACGGCGTGTTTTCCGTGTACTTACAAGGCTGAACCGTTGGTACTTGGATGAGCAACGTAAGAACGAGGTTGTAGAAGACCTTGAGATTGTCGCGGATGACTTCATTACGAATTCTGATGTGATACCTGTCAGTGATCCGCACATCTTCGCCGAGTCCCAACGCTATGCTCAGATTCAAACTCTTGCAGCAAGAGCTCAGGCAAACCCTGACTTGTACAACAGGCTTGCAGTTGAGCGCAGAATACTAAAGCAGATTAAGCTGCCTGACGTGAATGAGGTGTTGCCTGACCCACAAGAGGTTGAGGACATGAACCCAGCACTTGAGAATGTGGCAATGACAATGGGTCAGCCGACAGGTGCTTTCCCAGGGCAAGACCATATGGCACACTTTATGGTGCATTTGCAGTATGCTATGGATCCGATTTTTGGTATGAATCCGATTGTGTCGCCTACATTTATACCTGCATGCTTAGAGCATATGAAGCAGCACTTGACAATGTGGTATTTGGCAATGGCTGACGGCTATACATCCGCAGCACTTGGTAAGTCTTACAACATACTTAAAGTACAACCACTTATGAAAGAAGCTCAGAAGCTGTTGGCAGCTGCTACACAGCACGTTCATCTGGATAGTAAAGAACAGTTGGGCGAAGTAGGCCAAGCCATGAACCAGATGTTCCAATTGATGAAGCAATTGCAAGCACAAGCACAAAGTCAAGTACCACCGATCCCTGTTGATCCAAATATTACAGCACAAGTGCAAGCACTTACACAAACGTCAATGGCCGAAACTCAGCGGAAAGCTGCTAAGGACCAAGCTGATGTGCAGATCAAAGCACAACAAATGCAAATTGATGCAGTTAAGAACTCAGAGAACAACTTAACTGATGAGCGTATTAAAGCGGCTGAGCTTACAAGGGATGCCGCACAGTTACAGCATGAGCAACTGTCAACTGTTCTTGAAGCTCACCACAAACTGCAACAAAATTTAGGAGGTAACTCAAATGTCGGAAGACCCAATCAATATGCACAAACGGATCGCAATGGGCCAAGCGGGGGCGGAAACGCACCTTAAAAAAGGCGGCGGTGTTAAGAAGTTTGCCAAAGGTGGCAAGGTAAGTCATGAGCCTGAAATTAGCCATCAAGCTAATGTCAATGGCATTGGTGCTTACCCAGAGTCTAAAGTTCGTACATTGATCAATGATAGCGGACAGAAACGACCACTTGCTGCGCCTACAGGCAAAATCGCCACTATGAAAAAAGGTGGTCATGCTAAGAAGGGTGTAGGTTTGACAGTAGCAATTGCTGTACCGATGAGAAAAGCATCTGGTCGAGGCCGATAAATGTTGGATCATGCAGCATATATTGGCGACGATGTCAAAAATCTTACGAAAGATGAGATTGCAAAGAAAGTCGCCAAAGTAAAAAAAGGCGCGGATGCTCCTTTAACCGAAGAAATTTACGGCATACAGCCGGAAAAAGAACCGCTCACAACTGATGTACTTCCACATCCTGTCAGAGGATTGGATATACCTCATAGTATGCTGCAAAAATTTATTAGCACATACCAACCAAGTGAGCTTATATCTCAGCAGATCTTTAGGAAGGAGCTGCTGCAGATATTAGAAGAGTGGAGAATGAAGCATGCAAGTTAATGCTCTCATTGGTTTGATCAAGACTCGTAGACAAGAAATTGCTATGGGGTTGGTAGATGGGAATTGCACAAATTTCGAAAGCTATCAACGATTGGTCGGACAATCCATAGGCTTGCAAGAAGCCTTAGACTTTATCAACCAACTTCTAGAAGAGGAAAGAAAACATGACACTTGATGTCGAACAAACGCTTGAAGAAGCGTTTCCTGTAATTGACCCACTCATGGCACCGTATGGTGCTCGTGTTCTTGTTCAGTTAAGAGCAGTGAAAGAGAAAGTCACAAGTTCCGGTATTATTTTGTCGGAAGAAACCAAAGAAACCGAGAAATGGAACACCATGATCGGTAAAGTGATCGCAGTTGGTCCTCTCGCTTTCAGAAAGCGTGACACTATGGAGCCCTGGCCTGAGGGGGTGTGGTGCGGCGTTGGCGAGTATGTTCGCGTGCCTAAGTGGGGTGGCGACAGATGGGAAATCGACTTCGAGCAAGACGGTCTGAAAGGAAAAGCCTTGTTCACGTTCTTCAATGACCATGAAATCATTGGACGAGTGACCGGAGATCCTCGAGACATTAAAGCATTTATATAAGTTTTGAAAGGAAACTGAATGAACGCAACAGATAAACTAGATTTGCAGGTAGCTGAGGAACAAGATGGGTCTGCCATTGTTCAGCTGCCCGAAAATGAGGTCAGTCCTCAACACAATGAACCAAAAGACCTTGCAGAGGGTGGTTCTGACTTCGAAGAGGATGACGATCATGGCGAGGGGGCAACGACTGATGATCCTGAGCGTGAAGCCATTAGAGCTGCTCGCAGAGAAGAGCGGAAGTTAAAAAAGCAACTTCACAGAGGTAAGATTCGTGAATCGAACCATCTGATTAATGCTCTGAAGAAGCAGAATGCTGATCTTGCCGATAGATTGGCTAGAGTTGAGCAAAAGACCTCTGGTGCCGAGCTAGCAAGGGTCGATAAGGCAATCGATGATGCCAGTGTGCAAGTCGAGTATGCCAAGATGAAGATGAAAGAGGCTGTTGCCGGTCAAGATGGCAACGGTGTGACACAAGCGGAAGAAATGTTGTATGAGGCTCGTAGAAAGCTCGAGTCTTTGCAAGGCATGAAGCAGCAAGCAACAAAACAGATTTCTCAGCCTAAGCAGAACATCAATGTGCCTGACCCAACAGTACAGAGGCTTGCCGCTGACTGGATGGAAGAGAACCCTTGGTATGACCCTCATGGCAGGAATGAAGAATCACAGATTGCTCAGATCGTTGACAAGAAACTGACAGAGGAAGGGTTTGACCCATCATCGCAGGATTATTGGGATGAGTTATCTGATAGACTCAAAAAATATGTACCACAATCACAGAACCGTGTATATAATGAGTCTAACGTTCGTAACCAAAGGCCTAGATCTGTAATGACAAGTTCAGGTAGGGAAACCATGGCAACCACAAAGTCTAATGAGTTTAGACTTAGTCCTGATCGCGTGAATGCGCTAAAGGAAGCTGGTTTGTGGGATAACCCTCAACTTCGTCAAAATGCAATCCGCAAATATGCGGAGTGGGATAGATCTAACAAACTGAAAGGCTAATATCATGGACGAACGCATCAAACGAAACACAAAACAAGGCCGTGAAAGTCGTGCACAGATGGATGTGTCACGACAAGAGCCTGAGAAACAATTTGTATCATCCGAGGAACGCCGTAGAGCATTCCGCTCGGAGTGGCTTCAAGAAGCACTTCCGACCCCACCCGAGATTCCGGGTTTCCACTTATGCTGGTTATCTTCAACTAACCAATACGATCCTATCCACAAACGTCTTCGTTTGGGTTATAGCGCAGTAAAAGCCGATGAAATTGCAGGCTTTGACCACTTGCGTGTTAAGTCCGGCGAGCACGAAGGCTTCATCGCATGTAATGAGATGTTGCTCTTTAAGATTCCAATGGATGTTTACCAAGACCTAATGGCAGAAATGCACCATTATGCGCCTTTGGATGAACAAGAGAAGATTAAAGTTCAACAAGACCAATTGCTTAATTCACGCGACAGCCAGGGTAAACCGTTAGTGCAAATTGAAGGCGAAGGCATGAGATTCGACCAAACAGCTGAGGCACCCCTTTTTAGGTAACCCTCACAACAAGGAGTTAAACATGTCTAGTACATCCGCTCCGTTTGGTTTGCGCCCAGCTTTCTTCCCCACTGGGTTGGAACGTGCTCAAGCGCTAGCCAACGGTATTGTGTCAGGCTACGGCACTGACATTTATAAAGGTGCACCTGTGCGCTACAACAGTACTGCCGGTACTTCTGTGGCCGCCGGTACTATCACCAATGCCGGTTCAACCGGTGTATGGACCGGTTCATTCCAAGGTGTGGAATGGACTGATACAACTGGTCGTCGCCGTGTCAGTAACTACTGGCCAGCAAGTACCACTTTTATCGCCGGTTCTTGCATTGCTTATTTCTACAATGATTTAAATATCGTGTATGAAATTCAAAGTGATGCAACCATCGCACAAACCTCTCTTGGTGGTGAGTACGATTTCTCTGCAACCACTGGATTTACCGTTACTTCTGGTTCATCCACAACTGGTTTATCTACCACTTGCTTAGGCGTTTCAACCGCTAAGTCAAATGGTGGACAAGGCCAGATGCGCGTTGTCGATATCGCTCCGTTTACTGATAACGCATGGGGTGACTCATACGTTGTATTGCGAGTTGTTAACTCACAATCTCAGTACTTCGGTTCTTACACAGCTATTGTTTAAGGAGGTCTGAACTATGGCAGCCCCAATGCGAAGTACGGACTTCCGGTCAATCGTTGAACCTATTCTTAATGAAGCGTTTGACGGAGTCTATGATCAACGTGCCGATGAGTGGTCCACGATTTTCCGTGAACAACAAGGCATTCCACGTAACTACCATGAAGAACCCGTCTTGTACGGTTTCGGTGCAGCACCTCAGTTACCTGACGGTTCTCCCGTTACCTATCAACAAGGTGGTGTGCTCTTCTTGCAGCGCTATGTCTACCAAGTGTTTGGTCTTGCTTTTGCATTGACCAAAGTGCTGGTTGAAGACGGTGACCATATTCGTATTGGTCAAGTGTATGCTAAGCATCTGGCTCAATCTTTGGTGGAAACCAAAGAGTTGCTGTGTGCTAACATTATGAACCGTGCTTTCAATAGCGCATATACAGGTGGCGACGGCGTGTCTTTAATTAACACTGCACACCCAATTGCAGCTGGATCTTTTAGCAATCAGTTAACTACTGCTGCTAATTTAAGCCAGACTTCTTTGGAACAGATGTTGATTCAAATTCGTCAAGCTGTGGACAACAACGGTAAGAAAATTCGCTTGCAACCAGTCAAATTGGTGGTTGCTCCCGGAAACGTTTTCCAAGCCGAAGTGTTGTTGAAATCAGTGTTGCGTACTGGTACCGCTAACAATGACATTAACCCGATTAAATCAATCGGTTTGTTGCCTGAAGGCGCTTCAGTAATCAGCCGTCTGACTTCTGCCACTAACTGGTGGGTTCAGACCGATGCTCCAGAGGGCTTGAAGCTCCTGATGCGTCGTGCGTTGGAAAAGACCATGGAAGGCGATTTCGAAACCGACTCCATGCGTTACAAAGCCACCGAGCGTTACATTCCTAACTGGACTGATCCTCGTTGCTTGTATGGTACCCCCGGCGTCTAACCAACGCTAAAAAAGGGGAGAAGCCACAAGCTTCTCCCCGATTCTTAACTTCGTCAAACTTTTCAGGGAGAAAGACGATGCCTCAATTTTCAGATGACCTTTTCTTAGGCACTGCACAATCATTTGTCGGTGTCAACACTAACAGTAACTTAGGCAATCCTGCCCCTATGGATCTCGGTTTTGGTCCTATGGGTCGTGTTTATCTGTTGGATGAGACTCCAGCAGCTGTAACTACTGCCGCAATTTTGGCAGCTTCAAGTCCTGCGTCTGCAACTTCAGCAACTACTTATAGTGGCACATCACTTGCCGCTGCTAGTACTACTGCAGGTGTGACACGTGTGACTCGTACTGATGGTACACTTGTTGATCAAATGGACTATCCTCGAGCTGTCAGCGTATCAACTGGTGCATTCACTGCCGCAACCTTTGTAACTGCCAACATTACGGCATCCAATACAACTGGTTCGTTTGCAGTTGCAACGACCCCATTGGTTGGTTTGGCTGTTGGTCAAACAATGACTGTGACCGGTACAAACTCTGGTACTAATACAGGCTTTGCGGCTGGCACTTACTTGATCTCTGCAACCAATGGTACAACCACCTTCACATTGGTGACTACTGCTGGCGCGGCAATCACTACAGTAACTTCTGGTACTAACACTGGCTTGACCTTTGCAAACACTTTGACCGCTGTCCCTGTGTTGGTTTCTGGCTATGACTACTACGGTCAGTTCATGAGCGAGTACATCATCACCAGCACCTCTGCTTCTACAGCAGTGAATGGTCGTAAAGCATTCTTCCAAGTGTCTTCAGTGTCTATGGTTGCTTCCGGCGGTGCAATTTCTGTTGACAACACTAAAGTTATGGGTTTGCCAGCAAAGATCACTGACACAAGCTACATCATCACTGCCAAAGTTACTGGTAGCAACAGCTTTGATAACACCTCTGGTGTTGTTGTTGGTTTGGGTGGCGGTACAACAAACTACGCAACTCAAGCAATCACCAACTTTACTGCCGCAAGCCCCGGCGTGGTAACCGTTGCCTATTCACCTCCTAGCGGCACTTTGGTGACGTTAACTGGTGCATTGGGTACATTGACTGGCGTGTCCTTGAACACCACTTACTGGTGGACAAACATCAATGCAACAACTGGCAAGTTGTCAACCACTCAAGCTAACTACTTGTCTGGTACTTTTGTCAATACAAGCGGCACAACCATTACTTCTGGTATGAACTTGGTTCCGTCAAGTGTTTCGACACCAACAACCCCTGACGTTCGTGGTACTTACGCTATCTCTGCAACACCAGATGGTCTGAAGCGCCTGTTGATCAGCATGGGTTTAACGGCAATTCAAGTCGGTCCTAACTCAACTCGTGCAGGTTTACTTGGTTCTGACCAAGCTTAAAGGAGAACACCATGGCAACTAATTTTGGTCGCATGCCAAAGATGGCAACCACCGAACCTTCAGTAGATGAAGTGAAAATGAAAAAAGGTGGTAGTGCCGGTTCTAAAAAGAAAATGGCAATGGGTGGAAACCCTATGATGTCAGCACCTACAGTTCGACCACGTGTTCGCACAATGGCACGACCTGGTGTTGAAGCTGCTGCTATGCCGCCTGCTCTTCTTCGTAAGAAGGGTGGTGATGTATCTCAAGACAAGGCGTTGATTAAGAAAGCTTTTAAGCAACATGATAAACAAGAGCACAAAGAAGATAAAGGTACAAAGCTATCTTTAAAACGTGGCGGTAAAACTCATCACTATGCAAATGGTGGCGGTGTTAAAGATGCAGGACCTGATGTAGTAGGTGGTTTGCTTGGCGGAATTGAAGCCACAAAACCAGTGTCTAAAAAAGGTACAGGTGCTATCATGGGTCCTGGCTACAAAAAAGGTGGCATGGCTTCAGGTGGCACATTACATCCTGCAATTGATGTGAATGATAAAGTCCATGAGGCTAAACAAACGAAAAGCTTTAGCACAAAAACCGGTGGTGTAGGCGGTAAAGGCTACAAGAATGGCGGTACCGTGTCTGATAGCGTAGCTAAAAAGTACAAGGACACCATGGTTCATGATGGTGAAAAAATGCCAACAGTTAAAGGCTCAACTGGTGAGATCAAACAAAAACCAGCAGGCTATAAAGATGGCGGTCATGTAACTCATCACACAACTATGGGCCATGGAGATCATGGGCATACTCACATGCACAAACATGCATCTAAACATGCATATGGGCATGCGAAGATTGAAGGCCATCGTATGAAAGGTGGTGGTAGTTCAAAGATCTCTACGCACAAGAAAAAGGGCGGTTCTTGCAATTATTAAAAGCTCGGGGCTTCGGCCCCGTCTTTTTAACTCACAGGTGAATTAATATGTCATTCTTAGTCAACTACAACGGGCCCAAGACCCAAAACGATCTTCAGTTGATGACGCAGACAAATCAGCGGTCAGCTGCTTATGACCCTGTTGATAAATTGCGTACTTCATCGCCACAAGCGTTGATTGATACCGACTTTGAATACGGTACTCAGCCAACCAAATGGGAAACAATTGCTCTTCAGCAAGGTCGCCCAAGCGTTTATTACATTGCCCAATCCCCTCGTGTTCCTGACCTTAGCGCATCCAACAAGGGCATTCAAGGCGCAGGCACAACGACCGTTACGGTCTTCATGGCAGACACCACTGGTTTTTCAATCGGCACTCCAATTTATATTCAAAATTCTGCGGATGTTAATGCCAATGGTTGGTGGTTGGTGTCTGCTGTATCTTCAAACGTAAGCGTTTCATATGTCACAACAAACGTTGTTGCCTCTGGTAACCAATTTAATCCTTCCAGCACATATATTTATTTGGGTTACTTTTATTCTGGCGCAGGTATTAACTTGGCTTCAGGTACAACTGCTTTTGTGACCAGCACCAACACAGTGACTGTTACGACCGTTGGCCCTCATGGTTTGTCCAAAGGTAGTTTGATTTATGTTGTTGGTACAACTGGCGGTACAAACGTCAATGGGGCATGGGTTGTTGCCACTGTTCCAACAGCCAGCACTTTTACCTACGCCTCTACGGGCGCAACTGGCACTGTAACCAATAGTGCAGGTCAAACCAACTTGTATGCACGTCCTTCTGGCTACGTTGAGCCTCGCGCATTCGATGGTGGTGTAGCGTTCTCTGCAGGTGCGGCGGTTCCAAACCAACAATTGATTCGCCAAACCCGTCGTTATTTCCGTTACCAATCAGGTAAGGGTATCCAGTTTTCTACTGGTACGACACTAAAACCTTCAATTTTTAACACCAGCCTGACATCAAGCGGCACAACGGTCACCGTCACCACCCGCTTCCCACACAACTTGGCAACAGGTTGCGTAGTTACTGTTGTTGGCGCTGATCAATCGGCTTACAACGGTACATTTACCATTACGGTGACTGGTACATTGACTTTTACCTATGTTGCCTTGTCAACTCCTTCAGCCGCTACTGCTACTGGCATGATTATCAAGATCAGTCCAGTAAGCTGGTATGGCTCAAGCAACCGTGTTGGCTTCTTTGACCAACAGAATGGCATGTTCTTTGAGTTTGATGGTCAGACTTTGTATGCTGTATGGCGCACAAGTACCAATCAGATTAACGGAACAGTGGCTGTGACTCAAGGTTCAGGAACCGTGACAGGTACTGGTACTCAGTTTACGACTCAGTTGGCTCCCGGTGACTACATTGTGATTCGTGGTCAGTCCTACAAGGTTGCAAGCATTGCAAGTGACACTTCGTTGTTTATTAGCCCTGAGTATCGTGGTGCAACACTGAATACTACCAATAACCCCAATGCCGGTTATATAGTCTCTAAAACCATTGACACACGTTATGCTCAATCAACATGGTTTGACCCATGCGATGGTACAGGACCATCTGGCTATACGCTTGACTTAACCAAGATGCAGATGTGGTATATAGACTACTCTTGGTATGGCGCTGGTGTGATTCGTTGGGGTTTTAGAACTGTGGGTGGTGCAATCATCTATGTGTTTACACAAACTAACAACAATCAACGGTTTGAAGCATATATGCGATCAGGCAATATGGCTGCTCACTATGAATCCAATGGTCAGACACCAGCAACTTATTTGACTTCTACTTTGTCAAGTTTAGAAACTGGAACCATCAACGTTGCAAGCACCGCAGGGTTTGCCCCATCTGGAACCGTTAAGGTGTCAAATGCAGGCAGTTCTGGCACGATTGAATACATTGCCTACTCTGGCAAAACATCAACCACACTGACCGGTTTGACTCGTATTCAAGCTGGTGGTAATGGTACAGCTCAGTCATTTACTGCCGCAAGCCCATCAACAAACGCAATTCCTCCTGTTGCTGTTGAGTTTGCCTCGCCTGATACTGCCGCATCTTTGTCCCACTGGGGTTCTTCAGTAATCATGGACGGTCGTTTTGACGATGACAAGTCACTGGTGTTTAACTACGGTATGGCGGTGGCAATGACCACTACATCCACATCTCCCGTGCCAATCTTGGCTATTCGGATTGCCCCATCTGTTGATAATGGAACAACTGGTACGTTGGGATTGAAAGAAATCATCAACCGCATGCAACTTCAGTTAAGCGAACTTCAATTGTTCACCACTGGCACAACTGGGTATTTGGTTAACTTAATTTTGAACGGGTACATTACTGGCACATTCAGTAATAACTCAGGAAACTTTCAGTCACCAACATCCGCGCAGTCACCTACAAGCTCTTCATTAGCGCAGGTGAACTTCAACGTTACCAATACTGTGACCATCTCTGGCGGCGAGTCTGTGGCTGGTGTCTACACTGCGGTGGCTGGCCCAACATCAATTGACTTGTCTCAAGTTCGTGACTTGGGTAATTCAATCTTGGGTGGTGGAACCTCAAACGTTATTCCAACCGCACAAGCTGGTTTGTACCCTGATGGCCCTGATATTTTGTATGTGGTGGCGATTCCTTTGTCTGCCACTTCTGCAACAATTCAGGCTCGTTTGTCTTGGAAAGAAGCACAAGCATAAGAGGTTTATATGCCACTAGTCAAAGGTAAATCAAAAGCTGCATTTAGTAAGAATGTGGCAACTGAAGTTAAAGCAGGTAAGCCTGTTAAGCAAGCAGTTGCCATTGCTTATGCTACCAAGCGATCAACTGGTATGAAAAGTGGCGGTTTGTGGGATAACATTCATGCTAAGCAAGAAAGAATCAAGCATGGTTCTGGCGAGCATATGAGAAAGCCTGGAAGCAAAGGCGCACCTACAGACTATGACCTTAAGCATTCACAGTCTAAGAAGATGAAAAGCGGTGGTGATGTTAAACTATCGATTAAACGTGGTGAAAAGAAGCCTACAGACCAAGGTGCAGGATTGACCGCAAAAGGTCGGGCAAAAGTAAATCGAGAAACTGGTAGTCACTTAAAGCCGCCACAAGCAAAAGGCTCTAGACATGATTCATTTTGTGCAAGAATGGAAGGGGTTGTAAAGCATGCTAAAGGACCTGCTGAAAGAGCAAAAGCGTCCTTAAAAAGCTGGCATTGCAAAGACGGCGGTAAGATCAAAAAGATTGCAGGATGGTAACTTATGTCCACAAGTGGAACAGTCAGCACAACTGTTATTACTGTTCAGAATCTCATAGACAGTGGGGCTCGTAGAGCAGGAAAACTAGCTGAAGAACTGACAGTTGAGCAAGTAGCGGCTTCTAAACAAAGTCTTTACTATCTGTTGTCAAATCTTGTCAATCGAGGTATTCAGTATTGGTGTATTCAGAAAAACGTGATTGGTCTGACACCAGATAAGTACATCAACTACCTTCCGGTAGGCACAAATGATGTGCTAAATTCCAATTATCGAACTGTTACACAAAATACAACCGGTGGGTATAGCTCATCAGGAAATGCAGCAAATGCATTTGATGGTCAGTACACCAATATTTGTCAACTGTCAGACAATGTGGGATATATTGGCATCAATAATGGCGCAGGCAGCCAGATTTATATGGGAACTGTGGGTATTTTGCCTGCTGTTTCGGGGTCTGTAACCTTAACGATTCAATACTCAACGGATAACTCCACTTGGATAGATCTCTATGCTCCGGGGGCCACCACGTGGGCGGCAGGGACATGGATTTATTATGACTTAGATCCCTCTGCAACAGCTTCTTATTGGAGAATTAAGCAGTCGGCTGGTGTGAACATGGGGGTCTATCAAGTTGTGTTCGGGTCTAATGCAACTGAAATCCCACTGGCTCGATTGAATAGAGATGACTATACAAACCTGCCGAACAAGAACTTTACAAGTTCTAGACCTTTGCAGTATTGGTTTGATAGAAATATTCCTCAGCCAGCCATGTATTTGTGGCCGTCACCTAGTTCTTATGCACCTCAGCTTGTGGTCTGGTGCCATCGTTATGTTCAAGATGTAGGTGCATTGTCCGGGTCAATCGAGATACCTCAGAGATGGTATCTGGCCATTCAGAATATGCTTGCACATCAAATGGCAATGGAGTTGCCTGCAGTTGAGCCTGCAAGAATTCAGTATTGTGAACTACAAGCTGAAAAGTACTGGCAGCAAGCAGAGCAAGAGGAGCGAGACAAGTCGCCGATCTATTTTGCGCCTAATATTAGTCCGTATACAAGATGAGCAAGTGGCTTGATACTTTAGGCAATTCTGTACTATCTATTGCTATTTGCGATAGATGCAAGATGAAGCGTGCCTACAGCGATATATCAGAGGATAGAAATATTCCAGGTTTGCGTGTATGCAATGATGGTTGTAATGATGAGAGAGACCCTTATAGACTGCCAGCTCGTCAGCCTGAAAAGATCTCAATTCGTTTCCCTAGACCTGATGAGAATCTGACCGGTGTGGTTGCTCCTTACATTCCTGACAATGGGCCTATCGTCTAATGGCAAACTATCAAACCGTTACACAGATGTATTTAGGGCAGTCAGCAATGACTACCTCGCTTGCCACTGTGTACACGGCGCCTGTGAATACATTGACCAATGTGCTTGATATTACGGTGACAAATACAGGCGCAGCTGTTGCCACATTTGATGTGTATTTAGTGCCTGCTGCAGGTACGGCTGGGACATCTAATGCTTTGTTTTATCAGTGTCCACTTCAGCCTAAGCAAACTGTTCAGTGGACTGGAAATCAAACATTAAGCGCAGGCTGGACAATACAGACTAAAGCATCTACTACTGGATTGACTGCTAACTTTAGTGGAGAACAGTTCGTATGAGCATTACTTACTTTCCGCCTATTGGTTCTAGCTCTAATCCAAGCGTAATAAATAATGAGAGCCCATATGCTTTGCCGCCTTACATGCAAGTTTCCCGTGGTTTAGTTACTGGTTGCTCAGTTGTTAATATTTATGGGTATCAAGCCGCTTTGCCAAACTCTAGTGCAGTAACTTATTACCCTGTTTGGGAAAACACAACTACCTATACTTATCCTGTATCGGCAACAACAATGCTTCTTTGGAGTTCGTCTACTTCTGACACTGCAGTTCAAGTATTAATTAATGGATTAGATTCTAGTTATAACTTACTTTCTGAAACATTAACTCTTACCAACGGAACAACAGGCGTTACCACAGTTAATAGTTATCTAAGAATTAATGGTATTCAAGTTGTTGGAACAGTTAATGCCGTAGGTACATTAAATTTAGGAAATGCAGGTAAAACAGTTCAATATGCAGAAATCATTGCTGGCAATGGAAAAAGCCAAGCAATGATTTATACAGTCCCAAATGGGTATACTTTTTATTTAACTCGTTCAAATGCATATTCTAACCAAAGTGGAAACACAATTAACAATTTTTGTGCTTATAGAGTATGGACTCAATCATCAACCGGGCTAATTCAAATTCTTCTTCAAGCGCCTTTTACCAATAGTTATCAAACACTTCGAGTAGCCCCTCGTTCATATGCTGCAAAAACAGATATTCAATGGCAGGCTACTGGAGGTCCGTCTTCAGGAACATCTACAGTTGGAATTGGTGTAGAAGGTGTACTAATTGCAACAGGAACCGCATAATGTCAGTTATAATGAATAAAAGGACTTAAACATGGCACAGAGTGGGTATACACCGATCCTGATATATGCCAGCGGCACCGCGAGTAATACGCCGTCAGCAAGTAATTTGACTAGTACGTCGGCTGGTGCTGAGTTGGCATTAAACTATGCTGATGGCAAATTGTTCTATAAAGATAGTGGCGGTGTTGTACAAGTATTAGCTTCTAAGATTTCGGCATCAACTACTTTTTCTGCTGGTACAACAGGTTTTACGCCAAATACCGCCACTTCTGGTGCTGTTACTTTGGCTGGTACACTGATCACTTCAAATGGCGGTACTGGTTTAAGTAGCTACACAGCAGGCGACACTTTCTATTACGCCTCTGGAACGACCTATACCAAGTTGGCAATCGGCTCAGCAGGAACGATCAAGACCTCAACTGGTTCTGCTCCTCAGTGGGTTGCAAGCTTAAACACAACTCAAGGTGGTACTGGACTGACATCTTTTACCGCTGGTGACTTGATTTACTTCTCCACTGGTACAACGTTTACCAAGCTAGGTATTGGTACAAATGGTCAAGTACTGACATCTAGCGGAACTGCTCCTCAGTGGACTTCAGCATCCTCTGTAGGTGTGACGACCATCAGCTTTGGTTCAACTGGACTGACACCAAACACTGCTACAAATGGCGCTGTGTCGGTTGCAGGAACATTGGCAACCACAAACGGTGGTACTGGGTTAACCTCGTTTACAGCCGCAAATAATGCAATTTACTCAACATCTTCATCAGCATTGACCGCAGGCACATTGCCTTTATTGGCTGGTGGTACAGGAGCAACAACCGTGTCAGGTGCACAAACGAATCTACAGGTTGATCCTGCAGGTACTGCAATCGCAATGGCAATCGCATTAGGATAAAAAATGGCAAATACATTTACCCGATACATCAACAGAAACGTAGGCACATCACCTGTGACAATGGTGACTGCTGGATCGTCAACACAAACCACAGTGATTGGTCTAACCGCATCAAACACGACATCATCTCCGATTACGGTGGATGTGTACTTGGTGGTGTCTGCCGCTAACTACTACTTGGTCAAGGGAGCAACAGTCCCAGTGGGTGGTTCTTTGGCTTTGTTTGGTGCTGATGGCAAGCTTGTGCTGAATACAGGGGATGCGTTCACTGTAGTATCTAGCGTGGCAACATCTGCTGACTTCATCCTTTCTGTACTGCAAATCACATGAGTTACATAGGTAGCACCCCAACAACCCAAGCGTTCTCGCCTGCTGTTGACATCTTCAGCGGTAACGGGTCTGCTACTGTACTTACACTATCTAAGCCTGTGCTTTCAACCGCTCAGGTTCAGGTGGTGGTCAACAACGTACCTCAGAACCCCGCATCAGCTTTTACGGTGGGTTCGCAGTCAATCACGTTCACTTCGGCTCCATCCGCAGGTACGAACAACATTTATGTGTACTACGTCAGCCCGATCACTCAAGCGATTGCTCCAAGTCAGGGTACGGTAACTACTTCATCTCTTAATTCAACATTCGTGTTGCCTGTTACAAATATATCGGCATCTGGAACTCCGTCAGCATCTACTTATTTGCGGGGTGATAGCACTTGGGCTTCTATTACGATACCAACACAAACATCGCAAATTCAACCTATTTCAGCTTCTGTCGCATCTAGTGCATTAACTATTACGGCATCTTCTTTAACTCTAGACTTCCGCTCAACCACTTTGAGTAGCGGTACTGTTACGACTGTTACAGGTACGCCCGCAAGCTTGGTTGTTCCTAGCACTGCAACATTGGGTACGGTGAATGCAGTTCAGTCCCGTTTGGTTGTCATTGCATTGAACAATGCAGGAACAATTGAGTTGGCTGTTGTAAATATCTCTGGTGGCAATAACCTTGATGAAACAACTTTGCTGACAACCACAGCTATTAGTGCATCTTCAACTTCTGCAAGCACAGTCTATTCAACAACAGCTAGAACATCTGTTGCATTCCGTGTGATTGGATACATAGAGTCTACTCAAGCAACCGCAGGAACATGGGCTACTGCACCATCAACTATACAAGGCTATGGTGGTCAGGCTTTAAACGCCATGAGTTCTATTGGCTATAGCCAAACATGGCAAACTGTTACTGGAAGTAGGGCTTTAAGTACAACCTATTACAACACCACTGGTAGGCCAATATTGGTTCAAGTTTTTACCACTAGCGGAACTGTTAATGCTTTAAATCAATTAACAATTAACGGAGTTATTGTTAATCAATACTGCCAAGCGGGTAGTGTCACTGGCGGTGTTACTTCTGGTATTGTGCCGCCAATGGGGTCTTACTCATGTACACAAGGTGGTACATCAGCAAGCATTGTCGCTTGGACTGAACTTCGTTAAGGATTAAATATGCCACATTACAAAGACCAAGAAAACAAACTTCACTGGATTGATTTATCAGAGCATGAGTACCTGCTTCCTGCTGGATCAATTCAGATTACAGATGAAGAAGCAGAGGCACTGCGCCCAAAGACAGAACCAACATACGCAGAAAAACGTGCCGCTGAGTATCCACCTATGACTGATTACCTTGATGGTTTAGCCAAAGGTGACCAAGCCCAGATTGATAAATACATAGCTGATTGCTTGGCAGTCAAAGCTAAATATCCGAAGGAATAACAATGGCAGTCAGCACAATTGATTCATCAGGATTGACAGCGCCTTTAACAGGAACGGTTACTTTAGCCGCAGGCACAACGTCGCTTGCCCCTTTGCTTTTAACCTCAGGCACAAATCTGACATCTGCAACCGCAGGTGCTGTTGAATATGACGGAAAGGTTGTGTACGGAACACCTGTCAGCACACAGCGGGGAATTGTTCCGACTCAGCAGTATTACAGATTGAATTCTGCAATTGTTGGTGCAGATAGCACAAGTGCACAAAGTATATTTGGTGTCGGTGTCACGTTATCTGCAAGTACAGTGTACGAATTTGAAATGGTTTTTGCACTTACTAAAACCGCAGGAACTACGTCCCATACAATAGGTTGTGGTTTTGGTGGAACTGCAACTATAAATAATATTTTGTCTACTTTTATTGTTAACCCAAGCGCGGCTGGTTCTGCTATACCAACAGGAAGCACTTCGCAAATTGCGGCTACAAATTCTGTTTCAAATTTTTCTTTGACATCAGCAATATCAGGTGCATTAGTAACTTTTATGTTTAATGTTAAAGGCGTAGTGTCAATTAACGCTGGCGGCACATTCATTCCGCAGTACACGTTGTCTGCCGCACCGGGAGGCGCATACACAACTGCCCTTGGTAGCTACATCCGAATCAATCCGATTGGCGCTTCTGGCGCAAACACCAACGTAGGGGTATGGGCATGAGCTACATTGGAAATTCACCTACAAACATCGCCTTCCAGACTGACACGTTCAGCGGTACTGGAAGCCAGACGGCATTCACCATGTCGGTGGCTCCTGCCAACACGACCTCAGTCCTTGTTGCTATTACTGGTGTGTTGCAAGACCCATCCACATACTCTGTATCTGGAACTACCCTGACGTTCTCTGCCGCCCCCCCAAGCGGTACAAGCAATATCTCTGTCAGATACCTTGGCATTCCTGCTTCAGGAGTCACAACAACAGCCTACCGTACAGTTACTAATTTCACTGCGACCGCAGGACAAACCAGCTTCTCAACTCCAAGCTACACCGTTGGGTACATCAACGTATTCAGGAACGGCGTATACCTGCCTACGACCGATTACACCGCTACCACGGGTACTACGGTAGTCTTGAGCAATGCGGCTACTGTGGGCGACACCATCACGACTGAGAGCTTCTATGTCTCCAGCGTGTTGAATGCCATCAATAACGGTTCAGGTAGCGTCACTGCTTCTAACCTTGCGGCATCAGGTACAGCGTCATCAAGCAACTTCTTGCGTGGTGATATGGCATGGTCAACATTAAGCCGTTCAAACATGCCAACGGGTTCTATATTGCAAGTTGTAAATACATTTAAAAATGATGTATTTTCCAGCACATCATCTACTTATACAGATGTCACAGGGTTATCTGTAAGCATTACGCCAACAAGTGCAACTAACAAAATTTTTATTTTGGTGACTTCAAGTTATACAAACAGCGTAGTAGGAAACCCGATTTCTATAAATTTGGTTAGAGGATCAACAACTATTGCTCAACCAGCAACTTCACCCGCATTTTTTGCAACGGCACTACCTTATGTGAATCAAGCTGACATACAAGTTCCTTGGTCTTTAAGCTATGTTGATTCACCTGCAACAACATCTGCAACAACGTACAAAATTCAAGCGAAATCTGGCGGTACATGGTATATAAACGGCGGAAGATCAACCAATGATTTTGCTCAAACATCAACAATCATAGTTATGGAGATTGCGGCATGAATCACGAAGCAATATATGCACTTTATCCTCAGGTTGTTACTGTTGATGACGGTGATGGCGCTAGAGATGCTCAAGGCAACAAAGTTGAAATTGACTTGGATGCAGTCAACGCATGGGTTGATCCAAACGCATACAAATCTAAACGTGCCGCTGAGTATCCGCCTATAGGCGATCAACTTGATGCTTTGTGGAAGGGTGGTGATGCCGCCGCTGAAATGCTGGCAACAGTACAAGCAGTCAAGGCTAAATATCCGAAGGTGACATCATGACACTAGCAGTCTCAATAGCCCAGATCGGGTCGAATAACGTAAGTTTTAGAAATCGAATAATCAACGGTGCTATGGTTATTGACCAAAGGAATGCGGGGGCGGCGCTTAGCGTAACAACTGGTGTATTCACCATAGATAGATGGGTAGGCGCTTCATCTGGTGGTACAACCACGTTTCAAAGAATCGCTTCTGGTACAACAGGCTTTTCAAATGCAATACAAATTAAACCTTTAACTAGCGTTACATTGAGTACGTTTTATCAAAGAATTGAATCTAATAATTGTCAAGATTTAGCTTCTGCAACGGTAACTGTTTCTGGGCAAATATATATAGATAACGCAAGCGGTGTTACTTGTACTCTATATATTGGAATTCCTTCTGCCGCAGATAACTACACCACAACAAATTATTTGACTGGTCAAACTATTACTCTGACTGGCGGTTCGTATGTTTCTTTTTCTAAAACTTTTTCTCTTACATCAAGCGGATCAAATGGTTTAGAAGTTAATTTTCAATTCAGTAGTGCAGTTGGAAAAACAATACAACTCACAGGTGTACAACTAGAAGCAGGGTCTACTGCATCCCCATTTGAGTATCGTTCATATGGTGTTGAGTTGATGTTGTGTCAGAGGTATTATCAACAATCTTATGCTGTTGGATTAGTTGCTGGGGACACAAGCGGTCTTGGTTTGGTTGGTGGCACTGCCATGAATAATGGCACAAATAACGCTGGAAATAATGGAGTTCCTATTTCATTTAAAGTGCCTATGAGAGCAACTGCAACTGTTACCACTTATGCGGCTTTTGCAAGTAGTTCAGCAAGTATTACGATTGCAAAGGCTTCTACGGCAAGTGCGACTTATGGAGCAACAGCGGACACGATAAGCTCAAATGGATTTAAAGTTTTTTCAACTGCAACAGGTTCTGGTGGTACGGCAGGAACTGCTACTGAATTTCTTTTGCAATACATTGCTTCTGCGGAGTTATAAAAATGTACAAACAAGTTAAGAAATCAGATGGTTCAGTTTCAGAAACTGTTGTTTTAAGAACGATAGACAATGCTTTCATTCCATTCGACCCCGCCAACACCGATTACCAAGAGTACCTGCGCTGGCTCGAAGCTGGCAACACACCATTACCCGCAGAGGAGAATAACTGATGGCTTTAACAACCGTTGACGGTGGACTGCTAAGTTCCACAAACGCCCAGTACACAGGTTTCAAGAACCGCATCATCAATGGTGCTATGGTCATTGACCAGAGAAATGCGGGGGCAAGTGTTACGATTGGGGCGGCAAATACATACACCGTTGATCGTTGGCAAATAATCAGTTCGGCGGCTTCAAAAGTTGCAGTTCAACAAAATGCAGGTTCTGTGACGCCCCCTTCTGGATTTACTAAGTACCTTGGCGTTACATCCCAATCTGCATATTCTGTAGGTTCTGGGGATTATTTTGGTGTTGTGCAATCTATTGAGGGGTACAACATTGCCGATCTTGGTTTTGGAGCTTCAAGCGCGGCAACAATAACATTTTCGTTTTGGGTTAGATCAAGCCTGACTGGAACTTTTGGTGGGTCGCTTTACTCAAATAATGCTTCACCATACAGAAGTTACCCCTTCACATACACCATTTCTTCTGCTAATACATGGGAACAAAAAACCATAACAGTAGTTGGCGATACAGGTGGTGTTTGGAATTCTACCAATGGCGATGGTCTTCAAGTTCGTTTTGGGCTTGGAACAGGGACAACATATTCTGGTGGCACATTAAACACATGGCAGAACGGAAATTATATTCAACCAACAGGCTCAGTTAGCGTAGTTGGTACAAATACCGCTACTTTTTACATCACAGGCGTACAGCTAGAAAAAGGCTCAACAGCAACTAGCTTTGATTACAGACCTTATGGTACTGAGTTGGCTTTGTGTCAGCGGTATGGTTACAGAATTCCATTTACATCAACGGCAGTTGGAATATTGTTTCAAGCACAAAGTTCTGGCGTTGCAATTGCATTTCCTCAACACCCAGTAACAATGAGGGTTGCACCAAGCGCAACATTCAGCTCGGGGTGGACATATACAATAAATGGAAGTGACACAGCAGGAACAATGTCTTTAGGAGGTTCTGATACATTTACTTCCCAATTAGAACTTGCTACATCTGGACTTACTTCAGGTCAAGCTGGAAGATTAAGAGGTGGTAGTGCATTTATTTCTGCGGAGTTATGATGATTACATATCAGTATTTAAAATCTTATGATGGTTCTAATAATAAAAAGGTCATAAAAAAAAGTGACGGCACATTTATTCCATTTGACCCTGCCAACACAGACTACCAAGCCTACCTTGCTTGGCTTGCAGAAGGTAACCAACCACTTCCAGCGGATGAATCATGAACGAAGACCTTGAAATAGATTTTGCCGTGCATGAGGCAATTTGCGCCCAGCGATATGAAGCCATTCAAAAGTCATTGTCTGAAGGCGACAAGCGCATGACCAAGATTGAATACCTGTTGTATGCAGTCATGTTCTGCGTGTTGTTTGGCCCCGGTGTTGCGGCTGAGTTTGTCAAAAAGTTATTGGGGCTGTAAATTGACCCAATCACGATTCTCCTCGCCGCTAAAGCCTGTGCCGTTGCAATCCGTGAAGGAACCGAGCTTTACAAGCAATGTAAAGAGTCATTCATGGAGGTCAAGTCCTCTGTTGACGAAGCTATTGGTGTTGCCAACGAGGTCAGAGGATTCTGGGAAAAGCTCTTTGGGCAAAAAGCAAAGCCTGTGGCGCAAGAGAAAAGAAAAAAGGAAGCTTATGTAACCGTTGATGAGACCAAGGTCATGTCGGACATCGTCAGCCAATTGACGACGTTCTTCAAGCTTCAGGATCAGTTAGCGGCGCATTTGAGGGAAGAGGAAGAGCGTTCAAAGAGTGTCTATGACCCTGATGCCAACCTGATGGAAGCCGCTTTGAAGCGGATCATGGCGCAGGATCAGATGGCGGCTTTGGAGGTAGAGATAAGAGAGGCAATGGTGTACGGCGCTCCTAAGGAAATGGGTGCTTTGTATAGCCGAACGTTTGAGACTCGTGACATCATCATGCAGGAGCAAGAGCAGGCGAGGTTGAAAGAGGAGGCAAAAGAAAGGGTACGCAAATGGCAACGGTCGGAGGAAAAAAGAGACCTTCGGGAAAAGTCAGCGTATCTGGTGGTAACAGCAATCCTTATAACGTACCTCTGGCTTTGGTTCCTGTTCGTCGCACGACTGGGGAAGACTTGATGGGATGGATTGCGTGTTGCGTGTTGTTTGCCGTCTTCTTGCCAATAGGAGCAATGCTGTACCTCGACATCTTGGAAGCCAAGCACGATGTCAAAGCGCAAGTAGAAAAGGTCGAAAAGCTTCGACGAGAAATTGAAAGGATTAAACGTGATAAAGAACCTGCTAATAACAGTATTTCTGATAACCCTGTTTTTGATAGGGTGCGAAGACCGCTATCGCTATCCTTGTCAAGATCCGAAAAACTGGGGAAAGACTGAGTGTGAACCGCCTGCCTGTGATGCCTCAGGCACATGTACAAGAGACTTGATTACAAAGGAAATGTATGACAACTTTAAACAGAAGAAGCCCTGAAGAGTGGCAAGCACTGAGTCAATTCTGGACTCTGATGTTTTTCAACGTGGCCATTGTCACTATGATCTTTGGCTTACTGTACTGCGTTATGTTTGTCACCCAGCCTATGGTCGGTCAAGCCAAGAATGATGCTTTCTTGCTTGAACTGCTGAAGACTGCGGTGATTTCCATGATTTCCATCATTGGAACTCTGCTGGCTGTCAATCACGGCAGTCAAGCAACAGTCCCCGTCCCAAAGCCGCCTACTCCACCGGTCCCACAAGTTCCGGTCAAGCCTTTAAGCACACCACCGGCAGGAACACCATGAGCCTATTTAATCCTTATGTACTTCTTGGTATAGTATTGGCCATCATCAGTGCCTTTGGTGGTGGATACTATAAGGGTGGTGCTGATGAAATTGAAAAGCAACAGATAGAAATTGCCGCTTTGAATGCAAAAGCGAGAGAAACTGAACAAGCACTGAGCAATCATGTGCAGGAGTTATCAGCTAAATATGCAAAGGCAGCCTACGATGCAAAGCAGCAAATCAATAAGCGCAATTCTGATATTGACTCTGGCGCTATCAAGCTGCGGGTTCCTATCAAAGCCCCCGACTGCCCCGTACAAACCACCGGAGATGCCACCACTTCCACCGGAGATAGCGTTCAAGCAGGAGCCGAACTTGACCCAACGTTTGCTCGATCTCTTGTCGCCATCACCGACAAAGGAGATGAAAACACAAGGCAACTTAATGCCTGCATCGACGCCTACAACACAGTCTACCAAACATTGAAAGGAACAAAATGAACTTGTCTGAAAATTTCACATATGAAGAACTGACTCACACCGATCACCGTGAGTTTGACAATACACCTAATGAAGCTGAAATGGCCAACTTGGTTCGTTTGGCTGCATTCTTAGAGCAAGTCAGAGACATCTTAGGCGGTCGTGAAATTCACATTAACTCAGCTTTCCGTAGCCATGAAGTGAATACAGCCGTTGGCTCTAAAGACTCTAGCCAGCATCGTCATGGTTGTGCTGCTGATATTCGTGTTAAGGGAATGACCCCTGATGAGGTGGTAAGTGCTATCATTAGCTCAGGTCTGCCATACGACCAATGCATTCGTGAGTTTGATAGGTGGACTCATGTGTCTATACCTAATCAGGAGGATGCAGAACCTCGTCAGATGGCCTTGATTATCGACAAACAAGGTACTAGACAGTACGCTTAAGAAAGCTTGCCATGACCGTCTCCTTTGTTCTAACATACGACTCATTGACAACTGCAGTTGAGCAGTATTTAGAGCGAAACGATGCAGCCACGATTGCAAGAATACCTACATTCATCACACTGTGTGAATTTGAGATTGCTCAGCAGATTAAGACACTTGGACAACAGCAGGTTGTGACAAGTACTATGACTGCAAATAATTCCATCATTCAAAAGCCGGCAAGATGGCGAAAAACAGTGTCGATGAATGTGACGGTTAATGGCACAAAGTCTCCAGTGTTTGTACGGAAGTATGAATACTTACAAAACTATAGTGCAACGGCATCGACAGGTCAGCCTTTGTACTATGGTGACTATGACTATGATCATTGGTTGGTATCACCAACACCTGACATAGCATATCCGTTTGAGGTGTTGTTCTATGAACGAATTGCACCTCTATCTTCAGATAACCAAACTAACTGGATTACACAAAATGCGCCTAATGCAATGCTTTTCGGAACTTTACTCCAAGCTATGCCTTTTCTTAAAAACGACCAAAGACAAATATTTCAGCAAAAGTACACCGAAGCAATGACCGTCCTGAAGACGGAAGATGCTCTTAGAACTGGTGATCGTCAAACCATTGCTCAGGATTCGTAACCATGACCACATACATTAATCCATTTACCGGACAGACGGTTAGTCCGTCACAGGTCGGTTATGAGTCACTGAGCATATCAACTGACACCACGCTTCAATGGCCAATCAATGGCAATGACACAAACATTGTTGCCAATATTATTGAAGTCACTGCAACCACCACAAGTCTAAAGTTGATCATGCCATCGGCACAACAAGTGTCAAATGGTCAAGCAGTCATTATTAGAAATATCGGTTCAAATACATTTACTGTTACCAATGCAAGCCTTGGCACCATCGTGTCAATTGCATCCGGTGTTGCTCAGTATGTTTATCTAACAGATAATTCAACAACAAATGGTGTGTGGTCAACGGTTACATTTGGTGCAGGAACTAGCTCTGCAAATGCTGCAACATTGGCTGGTTATGGCTTAACTGCAATTGGAACCACATTAAACCAGTCATATTCAGTTTCAAACTATTACTCAAGCGCTACAATTACAAGTGCATTAAGAGCGCAGTTTGCCGTATGGTTTGGTGGTGCAGGTACACTTACTATGCCATCGGCAGGTGCTGTAGGTGCTAATTGGTTCTGTATGATCAGAAACAATGGTACAGGCATTCTTACTATTAATCCTGCAGGTACCGACACTATTGATGGTAACTCAAACCAACAATTGCAGTTGACTGAGTCATTGGTGATTGTGTCAAATGGTTCAGGTTGGAATACATTTGGCTATGGTCGATCTAACTCATTTGCATACACACAGTTAGCATTGACCGTGACAGGCGGAACAACCACCTTAACAGCCACACAAGCCTCAAATACAATTCAAGAATATTCAGGTATTCTTACAAGCAACCAAACGATCATTGTGCCGTCAACAGTTCAGTTATATACTGTGACTAACAATACAAGTGGCTCATATACGTTCACAGTAAAGACATCGGTTGTAGGTGGAGCCACTGTAACAGTGACACAAGGTACATCATTGGTGTTAATCTGTGATGGTACCAACGTCTACAATGCGGCATCAGGCACTAGCTCAATTTTGACCAATGTGACACTTGGAAATGGAACATTGGCTTCACCGTCACTACGGTTCTCAGGCGACTTAAACAGTGGTTTATATCTGCCTTCGGCAGGTCAAGTAGGGGTTGTGATTAGTAATACACAAGCTGCATACTTTTCTTCAGCAGGTCTTTCAGTTGCAGGCACCGGTACATTCACATCCGGCATATCCGGAGGCACATTCTAATGACAGCCAATGTCATCTCATTAGCCATCAAACCCGGTATTCAAAGGGATGGTACACTCTTTGACTCACCGATGTATGTTGATGGTATATGGGTTAGATTTCAGCGTGGTCGACCTCGCAAAATAGGCGGTTACAAAGGTATTTTCTTAAATGCTACTGAAATTAGCCGCGGAATGGTGATGCAGTCACAGTCCGGCTTGAACTATGTGTATTCAGGCTCTGCCAACTATGTTCAATATTGGCAAACTGACAATGACGATGGTGTTGGTTCAGGTCCCGTGAATGTATCAACATCTAACTTCACGCCTAATACAGATAATCTTTGGCAGTTTGATGTTGGCTACAATGCAGCAGCAACAGGATTGCAGGTTGTTGCACATCCAGGTTTAAACTTAACTTATATCGACAATGCCGTGAACACACCTGTTTTAGGTGGTACATTCCCGGGTGGTGCGCTTTCTAAAGTAGGTGTGTTTACAGCAACCGGAACAGTTGCAAGCACTGTATTTACTATTAGTTCGGCTAATTACTTGATCAATGCAGGTCAGTCTGTGTCAGGCGGTGGTTTATCAGCCGGCTCAACTGTAATCTCATCTGTTGTAAGTGGAACAACCACTACTGTGATTTTGTCAAGTTCTGGAACAGCAGGCGCACAAACACTGACATTTGACAATAATGTGTCTGTGTCTGGCGGAGCTGTTATGCTCTATCCTTACTTGTTCGTGTATGGCAATGGTGGATTGATCCGTAATAGTTCGGCAGGTGACTTTACTAATTGGGTAGGGCCTGATGCCAACTCTAACAATGTATCGGCAACCAAGGTTATTAAGGGTTTAGCACTTAGAGGTGGTACAACTTCGCCTTCAGGTTTGTTTTGGTCACTTGACCAATTAACACGAGTGTCATACAATCCGACAACAGTTGGATCATCTGTCTTGTACTGGCGGTATGACATCCTATCTACACAAACTTCTATTATGTCGTCTCAATGCCCTATTGAGTATGATGGTATTGTGTATTGGATTGCAGTTGATCGATTTATGATGTACAACGGTGTTGTGCAAGAAGTGCCTAACAATACCAATATCAACTTTTTCTTTGACAATTTAAACTTCAATCAAAGACAAAAAGTATGGGCTGCAAAGATACCTCGTTGGGGTGAAATCTGGTGGTTCTATCCTGCCGGTGACTCCACTGAGTGTAACAATGCCATTATCTACAATGTAAGAGATAACAACTGGTACGATGCAGGATTTGCTCCGGGTGCAGCTAGATCAGCCGGTGTGTTCTCTGAAGTGTTTAGATTTCCTATCTGGGCATCGAATACGGTCAACTCAACCAACAGCAATTACACACTTTGGCAACATGAGTCAGGCGTCAATCAAGTTTATTTAACACAAGTGGATGCTATTAAGTCATCATTTGAGACTAATAATATTGGTTGGGTAACTGGCGGACCTGGGCAACAAGCCATTACAGGTCCGAACAAATGGATTCGATTGGAAAGAGTTGAGCCTGACTTTGTACAGACAGGTGACATGGATGTGGTTGTAACAGGTAAAGGCTATGCTGATGATGTAGACATTGAGTCAGACCCTTATACTTTCAACCCAGACACATTAAAGATTGATATGCGTGAACAAAGGCGTGAAATGCGTTTACGTTTTACTTCAAATACGTACAATGGCAATTATGAGATGGGTAATGTCCTGATCAGTGCTGATATTGGCGATGAACGTTCTACAGGAAACCCATAATGGTAGTCTTTGATCCTCGAGGACACACATGGGATAGCTGGTGCCGTCGAATGGCTGAACAGTTTGCATCTAATCAGCTTGGAACAGTACCTGAGGATAAATGGCGTGAATGGGCAGATGGTGTGTCTGGCATAGGTTACTTCGGAAATTCAGCAGTGCCTGACTCTAGAGGTTTTCTTACATGGCAAAGTTGGGCACAGCAGCTTGTTGGCATTATGACGATTGGGCAATGAGATGGCGACAAAACAAAGACTAAGTGCAGAAGACATTATTCAGCATGATGCCGAAAGAACAGGCCATGATTTTAATGCTGTGCATGATGCACTCTGGTCTGGTGTGAATAGTGGTAAGACTAGAATTTTGCGCCATAAGAACACATTAGCCATCTATAACATTCTTAGCAAAGGCGTTGCTGATGTCCATTTTGCGACAATGGATCAACCGCCTACAATTGTCGAAGCATTTAAAAGCTTTTATCATGCATTTAAAGTGGCTGGATTTAAGAAGTTGAATGGCAATGTTGACGATCCTCAAGTCCTTCGCTTACTTAAGATGACAAAGATTCCTTTTCATAGTAAGCAATCGAATGGTGAATATCAAATCACTGTTGAGGTGAAATAATGGGTGGTGTAGCAAAAGCAGCGGGTAACTTAGTTCAAGGTGTTGTAGACTTTGGCGGCAAAGTTGTCAATACTGTTGTCAAAACTGCTGAAAACATAATTAAAAATCCACTGCCTACAATAGAAACTATTGCATTGACAGTGGCAGGTGTGCCTGCACCTATTTCATCTGCAATTGTGACAGGTATGAATGGCGGTTCTGTTGAAGACATGGCAAAAGCTGCATTGGCTTCTTCTGCTCCATCGGCAGGTAGTTACATATCAGATCAATTAGGCATTCCGTCTGTTGCTGGTACAGCAATTGCATCCACTGGTATTCAGGTTGCACTAGGCGTGCCACTTGATAAAGCAATTGCAAATTCTGCTTCAAGCGCTGTTATAAGCACTGGTTCTTCTCTTGCTGCAAGTCAAATCAATGACATGCTACAGAACCCAACTGTATCTAATGCACTTACAAAAGCAGGCACTAATATGGTGACAACTGCTTTAAGTGGTGGAACAAGTGATCAAATAGGAAATGCTCTTTCTACTTCATTGGCAGGTTCAGGTTTCAATATTGCCAAAGACTATTTCTTATCACCTTCAAGCAATCCATTTCCTGCGCCTTTGCCTGCTGATTTTGGTCAATCAGAATCGCTTATGCCTACAAATGAGGCACCACTTTCATCACAACCGATTGACACATCAGTTAATCCAAACTACTCATTCATACCACCATTATCGGCATCCAATTTAGCAGCTAATGAGGTTAATCCTGAGACTGGTGCAGGTATGCAAGCGCCTTTGTCAACTACAGGTGCAAACAATGTTGGGTTTACACCTGTTGATTACACTCTTACTGGTCCATTAACAGGTGCACCTGCACTTCAAATTCCTACATCACCTGCTATTAAGTCTATGGGTGGTGGGCAAGGTTTGACAGCACCTACAGTGACAGGACCTGATAATACGCCTGCAGTAGTAGGTGCATTAGGTGTAACACCTCAAGGAGCTGCACCTGTACTTGGCAATCCAGCCTCGTTTATCAACAATCCAAACATTACAGGTCAGCCTGTGATGCCTGTTGACCCTGCTTATTTGCCAACACAAGGTGCATCAGGAAAAATTACACAGCATGCACCTTTGTCAACCGTATCAAGTGCACCAACTACATTTAATCCTCAAGAATTGTCGAATCTTGCACCTACTGATACAACATCAACATCAACATCAACAACGGCAGCACCATTGCCTGGATTTCTTACACCTACATGGTTGAACACTGCAATCCCTAAAAACAAGAATGATATTCTAGGAAAGCTTGTTCAGCTATACCCTGAATTTGGTGATACTGACCCTAAACTACTTAATTCATTAATAGATACTCTTCCAGAACAGGATTCGTCTATGCCTATCACAAGCCCTCTGACTGCACAACAGCAACAGATTCCGACATATCTTTCGCCTACTGCAGACACATCGCCTGGAAATCAAGAATACCCAACAAGTAATTTAATGGCTTATGGTCTTAATGCAATTAGTGGTCAACGGCCTATGTATAAGTCCGGTGGTAGTGTTGCCAGTCCACTGCAAAATGCATTAAAAACACAGAATGCTAATTCATCTGATGCATATTTCCGTAGATTCATGGATGCACAAGATGAACAGCATGCGGCAAACCTTATACAAAATGGGTTAAAGATGATTCAGCCGACTGGTGCTCCTTCTGTGCTTCCTACACTAGGCTCATATGCTTTAGGTGGTACGATTCATCAACAAGAATATGGTCATACACCTGAATTTGTGACAGGTCAGACTGGTCATTATGTTAAAGGCAGAGGCGATGGCCAGTCGGATGACATTCCTGCAATGCTGGCAGATGGCGAGTATGTGTTCGATGCCGACACAGTAGCAGCTTTAGGAAACGGCTCATCCGATGCAGGTGCTAAGCGGTTAGATGAAATGCGTGAAGCAATTAGAAAGCATAAGCGATCAGCACCTGTTGACAAAATTCCCCCAAAGGCTAAGTCGCCTTTAGAATACCTTAAAGGATAACTCATGGCAGCTTTAACCGAAGGCACTCCACTACCTAACATATCGTCAACAACGGCGCAGACAACAACTGCTCCTCAGTTCTATACAAATGCGCTGAATCAGATTGCAACCCAGGGCATGGACGTTGCAAAGAATGCGCAATATGTCGGACCTACTGAACTTCAACAGCAAGCATTCCAAAAAGTCGGTCAGAATGTAGGCAACTATCAGCCTGCTCTTACCGAAGCTCAAGGTGCACTTACACAAGCAGGCGGTGTCAACATACCTACTGCGGCTCAGCCTTATATGTCTAGTGCGGCCCTGCCGTCCTATCAGAACATCCAGGATTACATGAACCCATATACACAGGATGTTGTAAATAAGATTGGAGCACTAGGTCAGCAGAACATCGCACAGACATTGGCGCCACAAACAACTGCAGGTATTGTTGGTGCAGGTCAGTTTGGTTCACAACGTGGCGCTGAAGCACTTGCACAGAACATTGCCAATGCAGGCTTAGGCATTACTGCACAACAAAGTCAAGCATTGCAGTCTGGCTATCAAAATGCAATGTCAGCAGCTCAAGCCGATGCAGCAAGACAAGCACAATTAGCACAGATTGCAGGTAATCAAGCCGGCACGCAAGGTCAATTGGATTTGTCAAGAGCCACAACAGGTCAAAATTTAGCATCAACCACTCAGAACTTAGGTCTTGGTGATGTCAATGCACTTTCGACACTAGGTGCACAACAACAAACTATTGGTCAGAACCAGCAGTTGTTTCCATTGCAGACATTGACAACAGCAGCTAATGCATTGAAAGGCTTTAATGTGCCAACCAATGTGTCATCGACATACACAGGCCCTGGTCAAGCAGGTCAATATTCACCGTCGACATTGTCAACAATTGCAGGCATGGGTTCACTTCTTGCTGGTGTTAGTAATACCAATCTTGGCAAACAATTGTTTGGAACTGCAACCACAAAAGATGCAAGCGGAAATACTGTGTATGGAACTTCAGGTCTCATAGGTGATTGGTTGTCTAAGCTTGGATCATCCTCTACACCTTCAGGCGCTTATACGCCTAATATTCCGTCTGCACAGTCAGGACCGTCGACTAATGCAAGCAATTGGTCACTTGACAATCCGCCGCCTGATGCGGCTCAATGGGATCCATTTAGCAATGTGTGGTTAGATCAAAATGGTGAACCGATCGTTTAAGGATAAAAAATGCCAGCATTACCTACACTACCCGCAAGCGCCGATGAAGATACTCGGACAATGTATGTCAATGCACTTGACCAAGTATTAAAGTCGCTTGAAAACAGACAACAAACTAACTGGTTTGATGTTGCTGCAGGTTTTTTAAATCCTGGTCAAACCGGATCATTTGGTGAAGGTCTTGGAAAAGCTGCAGGTGCAGTAGGTGCAGGCATTCAAAGACAGCAAGCACTTGAACCGTCAATTGCAATGCTTAGAGCCGATGTTGCAGGTAAAAAGTATGAAGTACAAAGCCAAGCCGAAGCACTTCAAATGCTTGCAAATGCTGTAGGTTCTAATCCTGTGCAGTTGCAAGAAGAACTTACAACTGGTAATGTAAGTCCGCAAACACAAGACCAACTTAAGAACATTGACCCTAAAGCTTACTTAGCAATTGCTGCTAAAAATCCTAAAGTAGGCGAGATAGTCTCTAAGTATGCCGACATTACTGATAAGCAAATCAATACACAGCTTAAAGAGAAAGAGTTTACAAGTGGTGAAAAAGCTAAAAACTTTACACAGCAACTTGAAACACTAAAGATAGCACAAGCTGCGACTGAATTACAGCTTAAAGTATTGCAAGCAGGTAATGATCAAGCTGCAAGGAAACGAGCTGAAGCTGAATTTGTGGATAAGGTGGGTCCAGCCGCTGCTAAAACATACGGTATTGACATTAGCGCGACTGAACCATTGCCTACTGCACCTGATACAAGTGTTCTTAAGCCTACTATTGTGCCTCCTGGGACACCAGCACCGGCACCAGCTGTAAAACCGGCTGCACCTGTGTCAGCTGCACCTGTACCTACTGCACCTATGCCTGCTGCGCCTGTTGTTAATGCAGGACAATCACCTTTGCAAATGTTGCAGACAAGATTAGCGGTAGAGAAGAAAAGATTGGATGCAGCACAAGTTGCAAATAATCAAGATGCTGCTACAGAATCAATGCGGAATATTGTTAGTCTGCAAAAAGAGATTGATAAGAGATCTGCAACCGGTCAAGCTGCACCACCACCTGCATCAATGCCTGTTGCATCGCTTCCTGCACCAGTTGCCACACCAGTTGCCACACCAGTTGCTGCACCAGCACCAGCACCAGTACAGGCACCAGCAACGTCGCTTGCACCTTCACAGCAAAGAGCACTTGAACAGAAGAAACAAGAGTTAAATATACAAACTCAAGCTGAAGCTGAGAAATCTGCACTTCTTGCAAGCACAAAAGACTGGAACACAAAAGTTTCTGCTATAACAGCATTTAAACCTGCTGTTAATCAACAAGCGATCAATAACTTGCAAACTTTACGTGACATTGCTAATGACCCTGAAGGGCAGCAAGTGTTTGCCGTATTGCAAGCAAAAGATGTTGACACCGTAATTCAACGGACAGCTAAAGCAGTAGGTCAGTTAATCAATACTGGTGTAGGTATCGGCCACTTTGGTCATGTCAATATTGATGTGGATGACTTGGTCCGTAACTTAAACTTAAATGATCGACAAAAGCTATTGGCAACTAGAGCATTAAATGCCATCTCTGAAGAGACCGTGGCTAACTTAAGCTTGAACCGTGATGCCATCGGTGGGAGGTTAACCAACTATGAAGATCAACAGTTAAGCCGTGCAATTGCAAGTATGGATAATATGCCGCATGCTATTGATTATTGGGCAAGAAAACGTATACTTCAGCACAACAATGAACAGAACATATATAACATCTACAATTCATACCTTAAGCAAAAGCCTGATGCAGTGAAGAAACCGCAGATGTTCTTCCAAGATCCGTCATCAGGCTATGACAGTCAAATTGACATGTATGGCAAACAGCTTCGTGGTCTTGACAAATTGCTGTTAAAACAGAGATAAGGATATAACATGGCAACCACAAACACAGCTGTTGACCCTGATGTTCAAGCTTTGCAGGATGCTGAGTCTCAACAGCAAAAGTCTAATCAAAACATTGATGAAGATCCTGACATTACAGCGCTTAAGAATGCAGATCCCAAGTTAGCAGATCCTTTGCCTGAAATAAAGAAGGGTACAACCACGACCACGACAACTGCACCAAAGCAAAAGTCTTCTATGGGTGCAGGTGAAGTGGTTGGAAGTCTTGCTGGTGCAGCAATCGGATCCCGTGTTCCTGCATATAAGTCTCCTGACTTAACTGCTGCAAAAGCAAGATTAACTGGCATTGAATCAGAGCTTGGGGTTGCAAATAAGACTCTTGAAGCCGAACAAGCAGCACATGCTAATACACTTGACCAGATCATTAAGCAACACCAAAGTGCACAGTCAACACTTGAATCAGCACGTGATGAGCTAAATGCAGCAAGACAAGCTGCTAATGATCTAGGAGTTCTTCCTGCGGCTGAATCAACAATTGCCGAGTTAGCACCGGGGACATCTGAAATTCCTGGTTCACTATCACAAGGTGCTCTTCGTCACTCAGGCAAAATGGGCGAGATTGTTGAAGCCAATGCAGTAAGAAAAGGTATTTCAGGCTCAAAAGCCGGATTGCCTTCAAGCCAACGAGTGCCATTGACAGGTTATACACAGTCCAGCCGATTGATTGTTCCACATGAGCTAGCATCTGCGCCTGTGCATACGCCTGACCAATTAAGCGCAATGGAAAGACTTAAGCAAGCAGAAGATGCACATGCTCAAGCCATTAAAGATTCAGCCGCTGCCGAAGCTTTAAAGAATAAGCATGTTGCAATTGATGCACCACAGCCTAAGTCGCTTACTTCAGCAAAGACAGCAGTAAATACTGCCCAACAAGCCAAAGCAGGCGCACAAGCTGCATTGGAAGAGCTTGACAAGGCTAGATCTTTCCTATCCAAGATTCCTGGTTTCAATATGATCATGGGTGGCTTGTCTGGTGCCGAACTGATACATGCTTACAATGAGATTCAGAAGGGCAACACCACAGAAGGTGTACTGGCAGGCCTCACAGGGGTTGGCGGCTTGGTCGGAATGATACCGTCACCTTACACCAAGGCAATTGGTTTCGGGCTTACTCTTCCAGGTCTGGCATACCAAGGCTACCATGCAATGACTGATAAGACAGCGCCTGACAAGCCTTAATGGACAATCTTCTGTCTTAGAACATAGTAGCGATAGTGTCTAACGCTTCTATTTAGTAGCTGTTTAGGGATTTTGTACTCTTCGCATACATCGACCTGACGCCTCAGGTGAACAACTACTTCACCTAAGGCATCAAATGTGGGTTGGTGCCAATTGACATGAACAGACTTAAACTCTTTAAAGAGCTGTTTCCTACTTCTTAAAGTCATGTCTTTAAGCTTGTTCTCAATTTCACCCCATCTAGTCATACGTATTTCTTCTCAATCGAATCGATCTGGTTAAGCAAGTCTTCACGGATTCTAAGGTATGTCTCACTACCTATGTAGTCATCTCTGCCTTGTGTATGGTAGAACTGTTCTTCACACCAGTCAAAGTTGTCATTCTTTGCATTAGGCGGAAAGATGTTTGTCTTACCTTTGGCCGATTGCCGTTGATAGAAAGCATCCGGTTTACGGAAGTCAACCAATCCTTTTAAGAATGGATACTTCTTTAAGACCTCCAGCCATAGCTTCATAGCAATGATGTTATCTACAGTTGTTTGAATTTGCTCATCACCGCGCATAATGCAGTAACCAATAAGGTCTTTAATAGTACAACGAACCATATAAAAATGCTCAAAATTGCGAGGCATAATTGTACGAGTGTCCAGACCGTGAACAAGACCGCTATCAAGCATGTCCACATACAGATCTCTAGCCATAGTAGTGATTGTTTTATAGCGTTCATAGAAATCCTTATTAGCCATAATCCCAGGTTTAACCATAACACGGTCATCACGCATATCCCTATCACCGTGGACTTGAGCTGCAAAGCTAAATAGTCTATGCCGAATCAGATGGGTTGTGTCGATCATATCCATGCCATTAACCGACCATGTGATGTTAATGGTTTCCATGGCGGTTGGCAATAGCTCATATCTGAACAGCTCATCAATGGTTTGATTAATGTCTTCTTCAAGAAATTCCCATTGAATTTTGTCATTCCATGTGTTCATTAAGAACACAGAGATGGTTTTTCTAAACTCTGGAATTGTAGGTGCATGGACGATCTGGACGTTAATGTTTTCCAGCTGGTTGACAAACTCTATCGGTTGTGTTTGCTTACCGAACTTGAGTGTTGTGTGCATCTTTTGTAGATGCGGCATCTTTTCTTTGCTTACTTTTGGCATGATTTTGTTCCTTTGTGAGTTGAAGTTCTACTAAACGTGCATAGCCGGCAATGTCCGTCCAGCTATCCAAATGTGTGGGGGATACGGCAATCCGAGAAAGTTTCATGGCTATCTTAGATAGATAAATAACATGGACAGGATCCATTTCTGCCTTATGCGTCTTGCGATACCTGTCCTTTATATTTTCAAGGATAACAGCTTCTAATGAAACACCCTCAAAAAAATCACCATATACCTCGCCTCTCTGTGCTAAAACTTGATCTGTTGTTTTCATGGCAGTCTCTCATAAGGTTTAAGTTTTTCCTCAAGTTTAGATAGACGCTTAGAGCTATTTTCGTAGACATCTACCATATAGCCTGTGTTGCCCATCTGAATCTCATTTAATGAGT